GCAGACTTGGCGCACGGTCACTCTGCCTCCGGCTTCTTCTTGTTGATGCTCTCAGCGATCCAACTGTCCAGCTCGGAGCGGCGAAACCGCCAAGTGCCTCCAAGCTTGAACGCCGGAATCTCACCCTTTTGGGCGAGGCGATAGACCGTCCGCTTCCCAGCCTTGAGGTACACAGCGACCTCTTCGAGCGTCAGGATCTCGCCATCTGTATCAGTCATCGGGTCGCCTTCGGCTTTGGCCTGCAATGGAATCGGGTTGCCAAGTCTGGCCAATTCTCCCACATTCATGCGTCATCGACTAGGCCAGCGTCCGGGCTTGGGCCGGTGGCAGTAGGGGCAGGCTCGAGGAGCAAGTGGCGGCGTAGCGTGCAGCGGGGTCGGCACGCTGGCTCGGCTGATCGACCCGTCAGGTTTTGGCTGTGAGAGGCGTCTGGCGGTGCGTGGCCAAATCGTCAAAACCGCGCCCTGAAGGTCAAGGCGTTACTATCTGGTTCTGATTGCGGACGCGGGTTCGGTTCCGTGTTCCACCACCAATTGACCCGGAAGCTCCATGCAGGAATGGGCGTAAGCCCATGATTCGAAAGGGCTAGACGGTCAAAGTTCGGGATGGTGCATGGTGCTTCCGTTCCTTGCCAGATCCATGAACCCGGGGCAACAATAGGGGCCACTCCAGCAGCCCGTCAAGGTGTAGCCCCACCATGGCCCTGACCGACACCCAGGCAAAAGCGGCCAAGCCGCGCGAGAAGACCTGGAAGCTCTTCGACACCGGGGGCCTGTACCTCGAGGTCCGGCCGAACGGCGGGAAGTCTTGGCGCTTTCGGTACACGCTGCACGGTAAGGAGAAGAAGCTCGGCTTCGGCATCTACCCGGCCGTCAGTCTCAGGGAGGCCCGCGCCAAGCGCGACGAGGCCCGCACGCAGCTCGCGCGCAAGGTCGACCCGGGCGTGCTTGCCAAGGAAACGCGCCAGCCGACAGCCAGCGCGGCCGACGGCAACTTCGAGGTCGTCGCACGGGAGTGGATGCAGCAGCGATCGGGCGGCGATCCGAAGGCGAAGACCTGGACCGCCGACTACGCGCTCCTCGTGAAGCGCCGGCTTGAGGCAGACGTGTTCCCCTACCTCGGCAGCAAGCCCGTTGGCGCGATCCGCCCGAAGGAGGTCCTCGAGGTCGTGCGGCGCATCGCATCGCGCGGCGCGCTCGAGACGGCCCACCGGGCGATGCAGTCGATCTCGGAGATCTTCCGGTACGCGGTGGCGACCGACCGGGCCGAGAGCGATCCAACGCGGGACCTGCGCGGCGTGGCGCTGCCGCCGGCGAAGACCCGGCACCACGCGGCCGTCACCGAGCCCGAGCACCTGGCAAAGCTGCTGCGCGCTATCAAGGGCTACCGCGGCTCGCCGATCGTGCGGATCGCGCTCCAGCTCGCGCCGCTCGTCTTCGTGCGGCCCGGCGAGCTGCGCCAAGCGCGCTGGCCGGAGTTCCAACTAGACGGCGACGAGCCGACTTGGTCGATCCCCGCCGAGCGGATGAAGATGCGCGAGGCGCACCTGGTGCCGCTCGCGCGCCAGGCGGTCGCGCTGCTGCGCGAGCTGCAGCCGCTCACCGGCAACCGGCCGACGAACGACCTCGTCTTCCGCGGCGCGCGCGACCACGAGCGGCCGATGAGCGAGAACACGCTCAGCATGGCGCTCGAGAGCCTCGGGTACTACAACGCCGAGAACGACCCGCACAGCGAGCCGGTCCCCGCCGAGCGCCGGCACTCGCCGCACGGATTCCGCGCGACCGCGCGCACGCTGCTCGACGAGCGGCTGCGCGAGCGCCCCGACTTGGTCGAGCACCAGCTCGCGCACGCGGTGAAGGATCCGCTCGGGCGGGCCTACAACCGCACGCGGTTCCTGGAGGAGCGGCGGGCGATGATGCAGCGGTGGGCGGACTACTTGGATGAGCTCGCCACCGGGGCGAAGATCATCCCGATGGGTGGCCAGAGGACGGCTCAGGTCGATTCACAGGCTCGCCAGGCGAACCACTCGACCGATACACTTCGCGCCGCACCATGACAACGTCGCTGCTCGGAGTTGGCCTGTACACGATCCCGGAGGCGGCGCGCCTCCTCGGAGCGAAGAAGATCGACGTCCACCGCTGGATGTTCGGGTATGACTACAACGTGCGCGGTGAGAAGCGCCACCAGGACCCGGTCGCCGGCGAGCAGCTCGCGGTCGACGGCGCGAAGGCTCTCACCTTCCACGACTTGCTCGAATTCCGCTTCGTCAACGCACTCCGCGGTTGTGGGGTCAGCCTACAGGCGATCCGGAAGGCGGCCACGAATGCCCGAGAGCTCTTCGACGCCAAGCACCCATTCGTGCTGAAGCGGATCGAGACCGACGGACTCACGATCTTCGCAAATGCCGCCGACGACACTGACGACGAGAAGCTGCTCGACCTCGTCCGCAAGCAATACGGCTTCCGGAGATTCCTCGAGAACGCGTTCATCAAGGGAATCGAGTTCGACGACGACGTCGCTAGCCGCTGGTACCCGGTCGAAAACTCGAAGTCCATCGTACTCGACCCCGAGCGCAGCTTCGGCCGCCCGATCATGTCGAGGTTCGGTATCCCGACCTGGGTGCTATACGAGGCCTACCTGGCCGAGAACAAGGACCGCGGGCGCATCGCACGGATCTACGGGGTGACTCCTCGCGCAGTCGACCAGGCGGTACAGTTCGAGTCCGCCCGGCTGCATTGAAGCTCCTCGTCGATCACAACCTTCCGCCTTCGTGGGCGCCGGCCCTGACCATTCTTTCCGCGAACGAACGACCAGAGGTGCGGGTCGAGTCGATGCGGGAGAAGTTCGGCGAGAGCGCCAAGGACCACGAGTGGATCCCGATGCTCGATGCCGAGGGCGGCTGGTGCGTGCTGTCTCAAGACCGTTTCGGCAAGGGTGACGTCGAGCGAGAGGCGCTGCGGCGATCGAACCTCATCGTCTTCCGCCTGAGCTCGCAGTGGTCGAAGCACAACTACTGGGCGAAGACGCAGGCGCTGCTCCGGTGGTGGCCGGCGATCGTCGAGCAGTCTCAGCGCTACACCGGCCGCACGGTCCTTGAGGTGTCGTTCACCTTCCGCGCGCCGGGCAAGTTCACCGTCGTGCAGAGGATCTAGGCAAGTTCGTCAACGGACCTGGGCAACGACGCCTACGGTGACTTCTGGCGGAACTTTGTAAAGGTCCGGCGGCCGCCATTCACTGCCCCCGGGGCAACTACCCTCGTGTTCGCCCAACTGTCGACGACATCGATGAGGCGCCAACATGTTCCTTCAAGGCCTGAGATTCATGACCGCGGAGGTCAACCAAACGAGATCGCTCGGTTTCGCAGAGCAGATCGGTCGGTACATGCTGAACTTCGGCGCGATCGAATGGATCCCCGAGGCGAACAGCTTCCCTCAGTACCCGTTCCGACCTCCGCGTCGCGGCCGGCGAACGCACCCGCCTTTCGATCTCAGATGAGGACGAACTCGCGGCTCGGGACAATGGTGGACGGGCGACGATCGAGCCGCACATGCGGCTCAAAGTCCTCGGTCGGGACGGCCACGCGGCGGGGCCATGGTCCGGCTGGCGAGCAGGCGCGATCAGCTCGGTGAGGGTGGGCGGCAGGTGTACGGCTGCTCCCGGAGCAACCGAATCGAACTCTGAAAAGTGCCGGAGGGGCCACCGTCGGCTTCACATGCTGAAGCGTTAGGTCCCCTTACTCGTCCCCCGGTAGGATCCGCAATTGCATTCATTCCGCGGCGCCACTCACCGCGATGCTTGAGGCCGCAATGACATCCGACTTTCGGCCAAGGAGTGGCGCGATGGCGACCCTCCTGCTCGCCACCGTGCCCGACGCCGCCACGTTCGGGACCGACCCAATCCCGAAAGACGAGCTCTGGCCCGAGCTCGAGCCCGAGGACTTCGACCTTGGGGAGCTTGCCCTTGAGGAAGCGGACGTCGACGAGGACTCGGCCTTCGCCGTCTGGGAGCTCTACGACCAGCTCTGGCCGGATGGGCTTCTCGTCCCCCTCGAGCAATGCTGCGATGCCGGCGAACTACTGCCCCCCGAGCTGCGCGAGGCTCGCCTGCGGCGCTTTCCGCTCGAACTGGGCGTTCGGCTGGAGGCCGCCATACGCCACATCCCTTCGAAGATGCTTGTGCCCTTCGCGATGCACGTGTACTGGACCTTGCGGTGCAGCCGAGCGAGGCGAACCGGCAATCCCGAACTGGTAATTGAACCTACCCGAAACAGAGCCAGTCGCAGCGAACGATGAAGGCAGGATCCACGTTAGACACCGAGAAGGTTGAAAGGTTCATTGAGCGATGGAAAGGCGTCTCTGCATCGGAGCTGTCCGTCGCCCAGACGTTCACACTGGACCTCTGTGACCTATTGGAAGTGGAGCGGCCGTATCCCACGGCCGAGCAGGACTACATGTTCGAGCGGCCGGTCGTGTTTCATCACGGCGATGGGACGACGAGCGCCGGCCGAATCGACTGCTACAAGCGCGGTCACTTCGTCCTCGAGTCCAAGAAGGTCAAGGCAGGGGCCCATACGAAGGGCTTCGACGATGCCTTGTTGCGCGCTCGTGCTCAGGGCGAAGGGTATGCCCGTGCCCTGCCCGCCAACGAAGGCCGCCCGCCCTTTGTGGTCGTAGTGGACGTCGGTCATGTCGTCGAGGTGTACGCGGAGTTCACCCGAAGCGGCGGTACGTATATCCCCTTCCCGGACCCGAACAGCCATCGTATCCGTCTCGATGATCTGCGCCAGACGGATGTGCTGGACCGGCTGCGCAAGCTGTGGACGGACCCGCTGGCACTGGACCCCGCCCGCGCGAATGCCCGCGTCACCAGAGCCGTCTCCGTCGAGTTGGCAAAGGTCGCCCGTAGCCTGGAGGCGGATGGCCACACGGCACACGATGTTGCGGCATTCCTGAGCCGCTGCCTGTTCTCCATGTTCGCGGAGGACGTGGGCCTGTTACCCGACACGGCCGCCGGAGACGGGGCGTTCAGCGACGTGCTCAAGCGATATCGGGATGACCCTGCGACGTTGCAGCGGATGATGGCTGCCATGTGGAGCGACATGGACCGGGGCGGGTTCAGCCCGGCTCTAGCCAAGGACCTGCGCCGGTTCAACGGCAAGCTGTTCAAGCATCCGACCGCGGACGGCTATGCCCTTCGGCTCAAGCCCGAGCAGATCGACGGCCTACTCGCAGCGGCGCGGTCGAGCTGGCAGGAGGTCGAGCCCTCGATCTTCGGCACGCTCCTTGAACGTGCCTTGGACCCTAGCGAGCGGCATGCATTGGGAGCGCACTACACCCCGCGCGCCTACGTCGAGCGCCTCGTCCTGCCAACGGTGGTCGAGCCCCTGCGGTCGGAATGGGCTGACGCCCAGGCGGCGGCCCTGCTGCTTGCCAACGAGGCCAACGCCCTGGAAGGAAAGCAGCGGGTCGACAAGCTGGCCGAAGCGCGCGCTGAGGTACGGCGCTTTCACCATCGGCTCTGCACGGTTCGGGTGCTCGACCCGGCTTGCGGCAGCGGGAACTTCCTGTACGTCACGCTGGAGCACCTAAAGCGCCTCGAAGGCGAAGTGATGAACCAGCTTGCCGCGCTGGGTGACACACAGTCGAAGCTAGTGATGGAGGGGGAGACGGTCACCCTGCAGCAGCTTCGCGGGATCGAGTTGAACGAGCACGCCGCGGCGCTCGCAGAGTTGGTGCTGTGGATCGGCTATCTCCAGTGGCACATCCGAACCTTCGGCGATGCCAACGTCGCAGAGCCAGTCGTGCACGACTATGGGAACATCGAACACCGAGACGCGGTGCTCGCATATGACGCCCAGGAGCCTATGCGGGATGCGGACGGCCATGTCGTCACTCTGTGGGACGGCATCACCTTCAAGCTTCACCCGTCCACCGGACAGCGAGTGCCAGATGAATCCGCAATCGTGATTCATTGGCAGTACACCAACCCGCGCAAGGCGCAATGGCCGCGGGTCGACTTCATTGTTGGCAATCCGCCCTTCATCGGCAACAAGCGCATGCGAGAAGCGCTAGGCGACGGATACGCGGACGCACTGCGCACTACTTGGCCCGAAGTGCCAGAAAGCGCGGATTTCGTAATGTACTGGTGGCAGAAGGCCGCGGACACGGTACGCACCGGCGGCGCGCAGCGCTTCGGCCTCATCACAACGAACAGCTTGACGATGATCTTCAATCGCCGGGTCATCGAGGCCCAGCAGAATGCGAGCCCTGCCCTCGGCTTGGTGTTTGCAGTGCCGGACCACCCTTGGGTCGATAGCGCCGACGGTGCGGCCGTGCGCATTGCTATGACGGTCGGCGCCGCCGGCCAATGCGAGGGCCGGCTACTTGCTTCGGCCGAGGAGTCGGAGGCGGAGAATGGCGAAGTCGCGGTTCGATTCGACATCCGGCAGGGGATGATTCACCCGGACTTGAAGGTAGGCGCGAACGTTGTCGCAGCCAAGCGCTTGAAGGCGAATGACAAGGTATCTAATCGGGGCGTCATCCCGCATGGAGCAGGCTTCGTCCTGACGCCCGAGCAAGCTGCCGCCCTGGGGCTTGGCAGCGTGCCGAAGCTGGAGGACCACATTCGTCCATACCGCAATGGCCGTGACCTCACTGGACGATCGCGCGGTGTGTTCGTGATCGACTTGGACGGCCTAACTGCGGAGGAAGTGCGCGAACGATTCCCAGCGGTGTTCCAGTGGCTGCTTGAGCGCGTCAAGCCGGACCGCGACCAGAATCCAGAGCAGTACCGGCGTCAGAACTGGTGGCTTTTCGCACGCCGCAATACGGAGTTGCGCTGGGCTTTGCGCGGCCTGAAACGCTACATCGTTACCGGCCAAGTGGCCAAGCATCGGGTCTTTCAGTGGCTCGACGGAAGTGTCCTGCCCGATGACAAGCTCATTGCCATTGCGAGCGATGACGCCCTGCACTTGGGTGTTCTGTCCAGCCAGACCCATACGCATTGGGCGCTAGCAGCCGGAGGGCTACTAGAGGACAGGCCCGTCTACAGTAAGTCCACTTGCTTCGAGGCGTTCCCGTTCCCGGACGGCGACACTGGACTGACTCCGGCGCAGGCGCAGCGCATCCGATCGCTCGCCGAGCAGATCGACGCACATCGCAAGTCCCGACAGGCCGCACATCCCGACGTGACGCTCACCGGCATGTACAACGTACTGGCGAAACTGCGCACGGGCGAAGCCCTTAACGACAAGGAGCGGACCCTCCATGAGCACGGCCTGGTCTCGGTACTGCGCACGCTGCACGACGAGCTGGATGCCGTCGTGCTTGAAGCCTATGGCTGGAGCGACCTGACCCTACCGGCCGCCACCGACACACTGCTCGTTCGATTGGTGGACCTGAACGCGAAGCGGGCCAAAGAGGAAGCGACGGGCACGGTGCGCTGGTTGCGGCCAGACTTCCAGCAACGGGGTGCAGCCGGCGAGCAGGCTGGCATCGAAATCGAGCCGGACGAGGACGACGCGCCGGCACCAGAGCAACCCGCAGCACCGGTCGAGCGAAGGCCGTGGCCGTCAGGCTTACCGGAGCAGATCAAGGCGGTGGCGGGCGTGCTGACTGCCTCGCCGCAGCCGCTTGGACTCGACGCGATTGCCGCATGTTTCAAGGCACGCGGACGGTGGCGAGACCGACTTCCGACAATCCTGGACACCCTCGAAGCCGTCGGCCGTGTACGGAAGGTCGAGGCCGACCGATGGGCAAGCTCGAACGGTCAGTGACTCGCTTCCGCGTCCGACCAATCGCCGATTCGGCCGCAATCGCCTCGAAGCCGGCCGGTGCAACATCCAACGAGTCAACCGTCTCAAGGCCGGCGCTGCCGACCGAGTTAGTCTCCGACTGCCGGCCGGTGGAGGGAGACGCGCTCTCGTCGCGGTAACGTCCCCAAAGCAGTCTGGATCGCAGCGGAGCCGCCCCGCAAGCCTGCAATCACGTTCGGGCCGGCCCGAGCAACTCGACGAGGAACTGCCGCGCCGTCAGGTAGACGCCCGGCCGCTTGCTCTCACGCGGACCGGCAACGTTGAGCCGCTCGAGGGCTACCGTTTCGATCCACCGCGCGACCTTCGCGACGCGATCTACCGGACGTGCATCGTCGTCGAGCTGCACGACCAGGTGCGGCCGCCCTGCCCGCTCGGCGATCCGCACGGTCTCGAGCGTCCCGCCGTCGAGCGGCCCGAGGTTCAGCAATAGCGTCGCGTCGGCGTCGGCGTCGAGCACATTGCGCTTCGTGCGCTGGCGGTAGCCGCTCGACTCGGTCTCTCGCAGCGCGTAGTGCGGCGCGATCACGCCGTCCTCGGCGCACCGATCTGCCGGAAATTAGATGCCGTGCAGCAAGACTGATCTGCTCTTGAGGTGTGAGTCTTTGGGTAAGTAGCGACGACTAGTCAGAAGCGGCGTCAGGATCGTCGACTTCTGATGAGCCACCAAGGCCAAACTCACGTCGAAGGGCGTAGATCGAGTAAACCTGAAAACGCACGCGCTCAGCCGGCTCGCCGTACTGCATCGCAACCGTGTCTTTCAATGGCTGGACAAGGCGGCTATGGGATGCGACGAGGACAATGACGGCTTTAGCAGTCTGAAAGTCTCTCCGGGGCATACGGCCTATCGCAGACCGAACTTGATTGATCGCGCGAGGGACGACGTCGGCAACTTGACTCAGCGAGGTAATGTACTTGACCTCAACAATTGTCAATTCACCGTTCACTTCGTATACCCCATCCGCCGTGTAGCGCGGGGCCAACGCCACGTTGCGGGCAATCGGCACTCCCACTTTGGCCTGCAACGCGCTAATCGCCAGGTTCTCGGCCTCAGATACTTTCGCGAACAACCGCTCACGTTTCTCTTGAGATAGAACCGTCGACGACTCCCACTTGATCGTGGGCTCCTGCGGCAATGGCGTCTGCGCCGGAGTGTCCACCGGGATGTTCGGCGGTGCTGAAGCTTGGGCTTCCAGAAGCTGCAACACTTCTTCTTGCTTCTTCTGAACCTGTTCCTGCGGGCTCGACGCGGGGAACTCGATGGTGCCGACCTTGAACCCTCCACCGCCTTCAATGCGCTTCTGCAAGGCGAGGATTACCGCGCTAATGGGCTTGTGGTAGCGCCAAAGGATGAATGAGATCAGCGCGACCCAAGGAATGGTGTTCCAAAACGCTGCCCACGCGGTCATCGAAGTGCTCGGCTCCTCACCAGGACCGTCACAGTATGAAGTGCGCAAGACCAACTCGGTAGTGCTAGTGGGGGGCCTCGTGCTCGCTCGATTCCGTCATCACGTCTCCTCTTTCATTCCGTCAAGAATGGCCTGCGCGGTGCGCGCGGCCTGTTCGAACGACACCTCGATCGGCATGGCGGCGATACCGCCGCTGTGCTTCAGGTTGAGGGAATCGCCGTAGCGCCTGGGCGCCAACTTCGCGGCCCTCCACTGCGCGCCCGACAACCAGACACGCGCGGCCGCGGGGTCCATCCGACCGGCCTTCACATCCGCCATCACCTCGGCCATCTCATCGTCAAGCGCATCGGCCTGGTGGTCGCGCGCTCGCGCGTAGGCGGCGGCGAACGCTGGGTCGCGCTCGATCCAGGCGAGCACGGTCCTGCGCGCAGGCATGGCCGGGTCCTTGCAGATTGCCAGCAAGGACTCGCCGTCGGCGAGCCGCTCGAAGATCCGCGCTGCCACCGCGGGTGGGCAGCAGGTCACGCCCGCGGCGAGCGCGACGTCGGCGTCGGCCAGCTCCGGATGGACGCCAGTTGGGGCAGCGCGCGGGCGGCCCGTCTCCACGCTGCTTTGGCAGGGGGCGGCGGAGGCCATGTCCGCTGGCGTGCCTCCGGCGCCGCTGCGGCCGACGCGCGCCGCGCGCCCTCGGGGGCCGGCCACCGGCTCGCGCTGCGAGTCGGCGAGCACGTCTGAGGCTGGCGCCGGCGCCCCGGTCGCCGCCGCACGGCGTGCACCGCGTCCGGCCCCCTCAGCCTTCATGGGGGCCCTCCGGAACAACCTCGCTGACCAGCCGGGCAGCCGCGACCAGGATGGCGAGCCGCGCCCCCTCATCACCGCGGTCTGCCAGCGTGAGCTCGCCCTCGACCTCGACCAGGTCGCCGCGGCGCAGGCCCGCGAGCGTCGACACAACCTCGGGTGACCCGCCGATCAGCGCGACCGCGCATGGCGTAGGACGGGTGCACATCATCGCCGGCACGACTATCCAGCTCGCAGCAGCGGGCCCGTCAACGGCCACCGCCGAGCTGGTACGCGCGCGCAGCTGCACGCGCGCCCGCGCACCTTGCGCGACCGCCGCCGACCGGTTCGAACCGCCCTTTCCTTCCGCGTCGTCCTCGCGTACACGCGCGCCCTCGCGGACCCGCGCCTGCGTGCCCACGCGCTCGCACGCGGCATCGACGTTGCCAGGGTTGACCCGCACGGCTTCGTTCATCGCGCCCTTCACGACGCATGCTCCGCCACCGCGATCGCGCCCGGCGCTGGAGCCGGGGCCAGCACCGACGGCGGCTCGCCGACCGCGGACCGCTCGGCCAGCCACGCATCCGGGCAGTGCGCGAACTCGGCGCCCTCGACCGCCGCGAGGTAGTCGTCGATCAGGGCCGCCTGCCCCGAGTCCTGCAACTTGGTCACGGCCGCGACGAGGAAGTCGCGCACGCACCGCTCCTCGGCACGCGCAATCGCCGCCGCGAGCCGGTTGATCCTACGGCGAAGGTCAGTGGTCATGCTCAGGCTCCAATGGGGTGTTCGACGAGATCGTTCGGACCGCGGCGAGTTCGCGACGGCGCGTTCCGCTTGCGAGGCGGGCCGCTGGCGGCTTCGTCGGCGCTGGAATAGGGAAACATCGCCTCGCGGCGCGCCGGCGGCTCTACGGCCGTTCTGACGCGTCGCAGCTGTCTAGCTTCGACGGCGGCCAAGGGTGAGGTCGTGGCGCTCAGGCGGTTCATCGGCACGTCCTCCAAGCCGCGACACCTCGAGAACCGCCGGCACGCCTTGGGCGAGCAGCCCCGACTTTGTGGCGACTGGTGCGATGCCGAAGCTTGATCATCTCCCACCTCCGTTGCTGAACTCATAGATTCGGCCCGCCGCGTCGCGCTGCTGCTCGATGTATCGGCCCGTGACCCGGTCGTAGCGCAGCGGCACCATCCCGATCCGGCCGTGGTGCTTAAAGCGCACCTTCTGCACGTGGATTTGCACTTCGGCCTCGTTGTCGCCGTAGTCGCGCCACACCGAGACGCATTGGTCGGCCTTGTTCCACCAATGCTGCGAGCCCGCGATCATGTCGGGCTTCGGAACGGGAAGCTTGCCGTTCTCGCGCGGCTGCTTCGCCGGGTGCGCGACGATTACGACGTGGACGCTCTCGGCGCGAGCCCATCGGCGCACGTGGCCGAGTGCCTGCGAGACGTAGTCCGTTTCAGGCTCACCGTGGACACGAAGGTGCTTGACCTCGTTCCACGGATCGATGATCGCCATGCGCTTCGCGTCGGGCGCCTGACGCGCGAAGTGCATCATCGAGGCGTCGATGATCTCGCCCAGGTGCAGCGGGTCGTCGCCCGGCTCCATGAACGCGACCCGGTCGCCCAACTCGGCGGCGATCTCGTCGGCGTCATCGATCGTGATGCGTTCGGTCGGGCCTCGGCCGAACGGTCGGCCAGAGACCTTCTCGATCAGCTTCGACAGGTGAACCTCGACCGGAAGATTCTCGGGCGAGTAGTACGCGATCGACCAGCCGTATCCGAGCAGGTTTATCGCCAGCGCGTCGACCCACTCGGACTTTCCAGAGCCCGGCCAGCCAGTCACTACTGTCACGAGCCCAGGGGCGACGGTGTAGAACTCGTCGACCGTGCGCCACCCGGTTGAGTCTCCGCGCGCCAGGTTGGATCGGTACAGGTCGATCAGCCGGGAGCGGAGGGCGTGCGCGGTCCGCAGCGGAACGACGCGCGGCGGGTTGTCGGTCGGGCTCATATCGCGACCTCCGGGTCGCCGTTCGGGCGAAAGTAATGCGGCCCGCATTGCAACCGACCGTCGGGGAGCTGATGCACGGCGAGACCGCCGTTGCGCTCGGAAATCCCGCGCATCACGGCCTCGTCGGGCGTGGCGGCCGAGGGGTGCGCGATGACGATGCCGTTCCCGCGACCGTTTACTCGTAGCGGCTGGCGCAGCTTTGCCCAGTCGCCGCGGATGGCGTTCATGAGCGCCTGGTCCCAGTCGGCGTAGGTCTTGCCGTTGGCCTTCACGTACCCGACGAAGTGCGACAGGTGCTCGTCCAGCCGGTCGAATCGATGCTCGTCCGCCCATGCCTTGACCCGTTCCGACACGCAGAACCCGTCCGGGATGGACGCCTTGCGGGCCGCAGCCTTCCGGGCAGCGACAGAGGCCGAGCCGGTGCTCGGCCGCGTACTGGAATCTGGAAGGGGGAAAGAGGAATCAGCCGGGCCGGTTCTGTGCTCGTCCGGTGCTGGAACTATGCTTGGGACCGTGCAAGCCCTGTGCTCGTCCGGTGCTGGTATCGCGCTCGCCGGTTCGCGGATGTGCGGGTTCTGGTGCTTGGCGAACTTGACGACCTGAATGAACCTCCGCTCTTGGACCTGGTATCGCAGGATGAACCCGCGTCCGTGCAACGCCTCGAGCAGCGCGTCAACATCACAATCGTCGTAAGGCAAGACCTCTGCCTTGATTCGCCGAGGCCGATCCTCGAGCCGACCATCTCTGTCTGCCAGAGTCCATAAGCCGATGAAAAGCAGGCGGCCGAGCGGGTCGATCTCAGCCAACTGGTCGTTCGCGAACAATGACGGCTTTACGTTTCGAGCGCGTGCCACTTAGATCCCCGCGATCCGCTCCAGTTCGAGCATGTAGTGTTCGTATTCGCGGTTGTCGTGTCCGGGGAACCGCGCCTGGTACTGGCGCTTCAAGTGCTCGTAGACCTGCACGGGGTTCCGACCGGCGGCGTGGGCCGCGACCAGGCGCGCATGGTCCATAAACGAATCCACAGGGTCGGGCAGGCGCGCCGTCATTCCGACACCTCCACCGAGCTGGGCAGGTGCGGGCCGGCGCTGATGATGTGCGCGGCCTTGGCCAAGTCCTTCACGATCTGCCGGGCGACGTCCGCCGGATAGGCGACAACCCGCTCGGACAGTCGAAGGGGCGGCACGATGCGACCCGACCTGGTCCACTCGCGCAAGGTGCGTTCGCTGACCCCGACGCGGGCGGCCAGCTCGGCACGGAGCACGAACCCGACGTCGACCATCGGGCGCGCAACCATCCGCTCGAGGCGCGCCCGGCGGCGGTCGGCCGCCTCGCGTCGCTGCTCGAGCGTGCGCACCTTCGCGCCGCTTCCGCGCCGGAGATGCAGCGGGAGGATCTCCCGGCTGCCGCCGTAGTGTTCCGCTTGCTTCATGGGGATTCCGCTCGTCGTGTGACGGGCGAAGCCTGCGGCCGGAACTAGGGCGGAAGTCTAGGGGCGGAACACTTCCGCCCCGGAAACCCGCATGCCTAGGTCATCTCGAGCGCGAGGGCGGAACTCGGACGGAAGCGGAGCTGAAGACGGACTCCCCCGTCGGCAGCGGCGAGGTGGCTTGTCGCCCCCTGCTTACGATGCCGCGAATGGCACGTTCGGATAGGTCGTACCGCTTGGCCAGCGTCTTCGTCGGACTCGAATGAGCACTAGCCCTCATCTCACGATGCGCGTTTCGGATCGCTTCGTCACGAACTTGGCCGTCCAGAAGCTCGTCTTGCGCCTCCGGAGTTGCAGCCTTGGACCCAGGAGCTTGGCTCAATCCAAGTGCGAGCGAACTCTCCCGCGGCCAAGGCCAGACCGTTCGCCACGCATCCGCAATCAGCTGTTCATGATAGGCCAGCATCTCGGCCGATCGACGTGCTTCGATGAGGTCCCTCAGCCGACGCTCAGCATTGCGCCGGAGGTCGACGACCTCCAAGGTCTGGGGACGACGACCCTTAGATTCGCAGATCGCTTCCTCGAGTCGAAGGCACTCCTGTTCGATCTTCCACAGTCTGGCGTAGCCCTCCGGGCACGCATCCGGGCCGATCGGTACAACCCTGGCCCCCAAGCCAGAGCGATCGAGAAGTTCATCGAACGCGCCTCGGTAGGGCGACGATCCTTGTTGGTCGCTCATCGCATCCCTTATGCGATCCCTGAAGAGGAAGTCGCGCCAGGCCGCCAGGGAAGCGACTTTTCGGGGGCCATCCTAGGCGCGGCCCGGAAAGTCTACGTCACCAGCTTTCGGAGCTGCGCCTGGAAGCGATCGTCGGCCCGGGCATGCGTGAGAAGTGACAAGACCGCCCGTGGCGACCGTGGCATCTGGTATCCCGTGACGACGAGCTCGAACCCGCCGCCAACCGCGCAGATCCGCCCGATCAACCCTTCCTTGGTCCGGACCTGGCCCGCCCGCATCGGGAACCGCACCTGGTCGAACAGCCCCGACGCGATGAACTGCTCGCGGGTGCCGGTCCAGCGGACCGGCTCTCCCCCGCCGACCGTCGATCCGGTCGTCCGCACGCCCGACTGCGAGGCGAGCGCACCGAGGGCGAGAAGCCCGACCGGCGCGGGCCCGTCCCAGGTGACGTCGTGCCCCCACAGGGGGCTGCTTAGGAAGCGGCTGCGGCCCTTCAAAGGCTCAGCGTGTGCGGTCATGGTGTCCAGCTTGGCACTAGAGCCGGGATTCGCCCGACGCGAAGTCGAAGGTTGCGATCGTCACGGACGTGACGACCTGCGAACTTGAGGAAGAGGGTGCGGACGCAGGTTCGATTCCGGCGCGCAGGGGTGCGGACAGGGGGGCAACGAGTGGGGCAACGACGCCATGTGAGTGCGCCGTGGACGTGCTCAGGAACAGGCTCCTAGACCGCTCTTCGACATACGCCGGCTCCACCAATCAAGAAGCCCCAACCACTCTCGGTTGGGGCTTTTTTTTCGTCTGATCGCGCCAGAAGCTGCGTGTTGTCGCGGGTTCGTGCGAAAGCCTGCGGACTTCGCCGATCGGCCATCTGGCTCAATCCCCGGCAGCCAGGTATCGGCGCACCGTGTTTCGGGCCACGCCCAGTTCGCGCGCGATCCGCTTCGCACCCCATCCCTTGCGATGCAGTTCAAGCATCGCCGCCACTTCCTCGGGCGTTCGTATCGGCTCGGTTCCCGGAAACCCTCGTTCCGGTCCAGCCTGCCCGACCTGCAGCGTCCTCTCCATCGATTCGACCTCCTTCTCGTCAGAGACAGGGGGTCAGTTCCTCGTGTCGTCCGGGGGTTAGTTTCCGATGTCGCCTGACACTGGTGAGTGGTTCAGCTCGTAACTGGTGCTGCGGCCACCCGCGTCTGATTTGCGCAGGACGCCACGGGCCAGCAAGTCCGTGATGTCGCGCAGCGCGGTGTCCGGCGAACACTTGGCGATCGCCGCCCATTTGCCGCTGGAGAGCTTGCCGTCGAAGCCGTCCAGTAGCCGATTGACCAGCTTCACCTGTCGCTCGTTCAGCGGCGCAGAACCCGGTGCAGCCCAGCGCTGCCAGAACCGCGTCTTGGCCAGCACGGCATCGAGCGTGTGCTGGGCCTGATCGACGGCGCGATGCAGGGTTTCGAGAAACCAGGCGAGCCACTCGGTGACATCGAGTGATTGCTTCTGCGTGCGTTCCAGGATGTCGTAGTAAGCCTTGCGCTCCTGCTGGATCTGCGTCGACAGGCTGTAGAAGCGCTGGGGGCTGCCATCGGCGCGGGCCAGGAACAGGTCGCCGACGGCGCGTGCGATGCGGCCGTTGCCATCGTCAAACGGATGAAGAGTGACGAACCACAGGTGCGCCAGCCCCGCCTTGATCAGCGGTGGTTCGGTCGATTCGCTGTTGGCCCAGGTCAAGAAGCGACGGGTCTCGGATTCCAGGGCGTCGGCCGGCGGTGCTTCGAAATGCACGCGTTGGCGCCCCAGCGGTCCGGAGACCACCTGCATCGGACCCGTGGCATCGTCGCGCCAACCGCCCACTTTGATCCGGACCAAGCCTGAATAGCCGGTGGGGAACAAGGCGGCGTGCCATCCGAACAAGCGATCCCGGGTGACCGGGGCCTTGCTGTTGGCGGTGGCGTCGAGCACCATCTCGACCACGCCTTCGACGTGTCGGTCCACCGGGGCCAGGGCGCCGATGTCCACCCCGAGGCGGCGGGCGATGGAGGAGCGCACGGACTCGACACTGAGTTGCTCGCCCTCGATCTCGCTGGTCTTGATGACGTCCTCGGTCAACACCGATAGGCTGGCCTCGTCGCGCAGGGCCATGCCGACGTCGGCAAGTCTGCCCATCAATAGGCCCTGGGCGCGGCTGACATCGGCCAACGACTGGGCTAGGGCAGCCAGGTCGTAGCGCCAACTTGGCCAGTTGCTGGCCTGCCAGATGTAAGTGTAATCGCCGCCGTTCATGCGGAGATCATGAGTCGTATTCTCCGCATGCGCAAGTT